CGGAGGTAAAACTCGAGAAGAAATTGGAACTATGTTTCAGGAAGCTATTGACAACTGTCCGGACTGTTATTTCTTTTCTGGAGACTTCGAGAAATTTGATAGTAGTATTTCACCTAAACACATAAACCTTGAAAGTCGAGTTTACAAGAGCATGTTACCTAAGACATACCATCAATACGTTGAATGGTATAACGCTATTGAATCATCAAACGTGAAAGCCGGCGCTAAGACTCGAGATGGCTACGTTACATCACGAGTGCCAGCATCACGCGGTAGTGGTTCTCCTGCCACATACTTAGGAAACACTGTTCTTGCAGCGTTGTGTGTCGTGACTGAACTTCGTCAGTTCGTGTCACCTCACAATCGCGATCTCGTTACTATCTTGATTAGTGGCGACGATGTATTGATAGTTGCTCCACTTCCTGTGATAAGAGAATTGATGCAGAGGCTTAACAACTTTAGAGACTACGGTCACGTGTTGGAAGCCACCTACACCAATGACCCTTGCAAGGTTCGTTTCTTGCAGGGATTCTTTTGTCCGCAGAAAGATTTGGAGGGCTTTGTTTTAGTACCTGATTTCATGCGTGTTGTTCGCAAAACTCCACTCATGGTTGAAGGTCGACAAACTAAAGAAACTGCATTACTCGCTGCCTCAAAGTGTTCAGGAATGATGGACTGCTTTTATTGGTTTGAACCATTATGGCGTGTTTATCAGAGATACCAAAAGCACTTGATTAAGAAGTACAACCTGAAGAATATACCACCAAAGGAGCGTAAGTGGTTGTCCTTCGGCAACAACTATGAACTGGATCCAAACCCTATGTTTGCTAGCATGGGTTTGAATGATCAGGACATATATTCACTGACACATTACTTGGAACACTTTGATGTTACAGGTAGTCTGAAGTTCGATCATCCAGTGTTCAATAGACTGTTGCCGGAAGATATAAACGATGAGCTCTTTGAACGCGAAACTTAAGAAAGAGAAGAAGAAGAATGTGCGACGTCAACCAGGTGTTTCGAAAGTTCAGATGCGTCAACAGAAATTTAACACATTTCTGCTGGCGGTATTAACACATCATGGCCTTGTCGATAAATCAGAGCGTGTTGAATCTCTAACAAACACCTTGGCTGCTTTGAGTGACGCAATAAACCGCAACACTCGAGCAATCCGTGTTTTAACTAATAATC